GTCCGCTCTTTTCCGGTCGCCTGTCTTTGACCGCCGTCCATGCCGGTAATTGGGCAGTCAGATCCCGCTTCAGCGTCAGGTGGTGCTTCACCAGGGCACGAAGCTCCTCCCACTGAGGGATCGCCCCCTGGGCGATCATCAGCATCGCCTGGTACGCCTGAGCCTTGGTTTCCGCGCTGGCCTTTCCGTCATCCAGGTCCGTGAACGTCGTCACTTTGCCTCCGTTGCCTTCCACTTCACCACCATCTCGTACCCGAGTTTCGCCCCGAGCTTCTCGCTCACCTTCCGCCGACCGTTGATCACGTCGTGCAGGTACTGCGGGGAAATGCCGAGCGCCTTCGCCGCCTCCTTCAGGGACGAGTCGGCGGCGAGTTTGCGGAGTTTGGTGACGAGCTGCTCGGACGAAATGAGTTGCTTCACGTCCGCAGATTAGCGGAATTGGCGTCAGAGTGTCAACCATCGAGCGGATGGTCGCCCTCTGGCCTTGGCGTCAAACATCCGCGTTTCTACCCTGACTTTGTACCAAACGGGGAGGTCCGCTCGTGCGTGAAAAGATTTACGTGGCTGGTCCGTACACCAAGGGAGATGTTGCCGAGAACGTCCACAAAGCGTTCAAGGCGGCAAATGATCTGGCGGACCTTGGCTTTGCTCCGTTCGTGCCGCACTCGACGCACTTCTGGCACCTGATGTTCCAGCGGCCCTATGAGTTCTGGTTGGAACTCGACAACCAATTCCTTCCGTTCTGTGACGCGGTCCTTCGACTACCGGGCGAGTCAAACGGTGCTGACAAAGAGGTGGCTCTGGCACAGAAACTGGGGCTACCAGTCTTTCATGACATCGCGGCCATTGACGCTCACTTCCCGCGAAAATCTTGACCTTCTGAACAAGAGACTTCACGCATGGCTCCGGACAAATCGGTCGAGCGGTCCATCGACACGCTTCAGCGAATCTACGCGGTCGTAGCCGCTCTCGCCATGAATGAGGCGCTGAAGCGTGCCTTCCTCGATCCCGCTACGGGGCAATTCAGGTTCAGTTGGAGCTACCTTCCAGAGTTTGTGGCGTTCGTTGCCACCGTCGTACCATTCGTCCACGGGATGAACCGGCACCTAGATACGGTGCTGACAAAAAGTCGGAAGGAGAAGCGCCCTCGCCTGCTTGGGTATGTACTAGTCGACTTTTTCGTTTTCCTCGTCGAAAGTTCTCTCTTGTTCGTGCTTGCGGTCTTGGTTCCGGCCGGGCTGCCATTCTTCCAATGGCTTCTGCTACTGCTGACCATCGACGTGATTTGGGCACTCGTGACGTGGCAGGTTACCAAATCTGCCGTCGTCCCGTGGGCCATTGTCAACGCGGTAACCATTTTGGTTGGGCTGGTGCTAATCTACCTGCCGTGGGTGGACTGTGGTGCAGCCAAGCCGTGGATGTTGATGTCGCTCGCAATTATGCGGACCGCTGCCGACTACAAATCCGCATGGGCGTTTTATTTCCCGCCTGAAGAGACCGCGTCTGGCAGACCGTAAAACGGCCCCTCCGGGTCGTCCAACCCCTCCTCAGCCGCACACTCCCGCGCCCGTTTCTCCGGACACCGGCAGTGTTTAACGCACCGGAAACACCGCCCGCACGCGGTCCAGACGCACGAGCACACCCCGTTTAACCCGTCGAGCGAGCAGCAGACGCAGCGGTAAACCCGTTCCATGGCGGCACCTCCCGCCCGTCATTTCAGCGCGAAACCGGGAAAGCGCCAGGTCAGTAGGCGTTAAATCTTCCGTAATCCGCACGATCCCCGCTGGCGGCTCAACCGCGACTTCACCTTGCGGCATGATTCATGTGTGTACATCAGTATCAATGCCTGCAAGGAGAAGGACCGCCACGGCTTCTCGGGCTGGCACGCCGAGCGGGGGCGCCCCGCCCAAAGCCTTCGGGGCCGCCTGGCTGCGGTTTTACGCCCGCGGAAGGAGCAACGGGTGCTGTTCGAGGTGCGGGAGGCCCGGTAGCGCAAAAGCCTTGATTTCAGGGGGTGCTATTAGTGTTGGTGCCTCGCCCCGGAAGGCGGCCCCGCGCCGGTCGTCCCGGCCAGCGGACACACTTTTGCCAGCGTCGGCGAGGCCGTGGGGTGGCTAGGACTCCTCGTCCGTCTGGGCCTCCCTGTCGTACAGCTCACCGGCTTCGATGTGGGCTGCCAGGGCCATCGATTCGCGGTCCTTCGCCTTCTCCAGCGCGGTTGCAATGCGGATTAGCAAGGCTTCGAGTTTGGCCAGCTCTCCCCAGGGGTCGAGCGGCGCTCCGTCGTCCAAGCCTTTGAGAACGTGGGAGATGGTTTCGATTTCGTCGGGATAAACGTCGATGGTGATTTGGGTGCTCATGTGGTGATTGTCTGAAGGGCCGGGGGCAACTCTCCCCCGGCTCGTTGCGGTCAGCGACGGCCGTTTATCAAGCTAAAACGGGCCATCATGATTCGGTCGTAGGCGTCTGCCTCTGCCTTCCCAATGAACAGCGCTCGCATTCCCCAGCTTTCCGGTATCGGATTGCCGTCCAAGTCATAAGCGGGTTTTCCCAGCCGAGTTGTCTTCAGGCTGCGGAGGTGTTCCGGTATTTCGCCGTTGCTCACCGTGTTGCCGACGAAGATTTCCGTTTCGCTTTTTTCTGGATGATATCTTCCCATGGTGTCAGTAATCAGAAAGGCCCCCGGGCAACTCTCCCGGGGGCGGGTTGTGTTTTCTCAGGCTGCTACCGCGACTTCGTAAGCCCGGCGTTTAATCCGCTCGCCGTCACCGAACCACGCGGAGTCGAGCCGGGCCTCTGCGTCGTCTCTGCGTCGGCCTCGCGTGTGGTCAACCCAGTCGGTTACCGCGTTATACGCTCCCCAGTAGGTGCCAAAAACTCCGGGGAGCATGGCTCCGGGGGCGCTGTAATACGCCTCCAAGATTTGCGGATACGCTCGGGGCTTCTTGCCGTGCGTGTACGTGTTTGCGGGGATGTCGAGCACGGCGTCAACGTACTTTTGGAGTCCGTCCACGGGGAGTTTCCGGGCTGCCATCTCCCGAAAATCGTTTACCGTTGCGGTAAATGTTTTCGCGGCCATGTCGACGGTTTTCTGAACCATCGCGAGCCCTGCCTCTACTCCTGCGGTGTGGCGCACCCTCACGCAATCCTCGATTCCCGCATCGGCGCGGCGGTCGGCTCGGCTGAGGGTGTTCCAGCACACGACGCGGATGGTCGTAAACTGGCACCTGACTGCCTGGCTGCCGTCGTGGGCCGTGGAGAGCAGGAAGTATCCGGCGACGGAATCACGCTCAACAACCTGGTCGAAAGCGTTCTTGAGCTTCGCGAGCACAAAAACCCGTTTCCCGCCTTTCAGGCTCCCGGCCGCGTCGAGCTCGCAAGAGCCGGAGTCCAAGAACGGCTGAAAAAACTCAAAGGCGGTTACGTTCTGGAGTGGCGTGTAGCCTGCTCCGACGACGCCGAGAATGCTCCGGTCGGTATCCCGGACGACGGCGTAGTGGGTATCGACGCCGACGGTGTGGAGCCGCTCATAGTCGGTGTCGTACACTGCGGCGTAGAGCGACTCGAGCGATACGGTCCAATCGAGCCCGGCGGCGCGGATGGCGTTGGGGATATTCGGGGCCTCCGGCAGGACGACGCCCAACCGGTGCCAAGCGGGGACGCGGGTAAAGAAAGCAGTTTCTATTTCATGTGTCATGTTGTTTTCTCCTCTAGATGCGGGCCTCAATTCACGGTCGAAACCCAACGAACAGCGCGAGATTACTACGTTTTTTGAAGCCGCGTCAACGTCTTTGAAACGGGAAGGCGAACAAATAACGAGGGTTTACCGTCCGCAGAACAGCGTTTTACGGGGCACGAAGGGAGCACGAACCCACGTCACGCGGGTGTGGTTTCGGGGCAAGAACAGGGCAGCGCGGCGGGCTACGCAATTTCTCGACGCTCGCTTTACGGCTAACTCGGCGCTGGGAGAGGCGACGAGGGCGGCGATGAGCGGGGACGCTAGGGGCCGTAGGGCAGGCGAACGGCAGGCATGATCCGACCGGAGGGAGGAAGCGGGGTGCGGCCGTTCGCCTGCCCTACGGGCGAGGGTGCTGATTACTCATCCGCAGCGGCCCCGATTGCCACGACGGAAGCCCTCACCTCTGGGTGCCCGGCCATGTCCCACGTGGGGCAGAAGTGCGCTTTGGCCGTCGCAAGCGCCTGGTCCTCGTCGTCGGCGAGGACCTCGACCTTGCCGGAGAACGTCACCTCGTGGTCGACGCACACCGTGTAGCGGCGTGCGCCGGTGCCGACGGGGTCGTGAAGGCCAGGCTCGGGACCGTCGGAGTAGCTGAGTTTGGAGACCGCACGAGCCTCCTCAAGCACGGCATCGAAATCGAGGTCGAAACGGCGGCACAGGTCCATCAGGTCGGCCACCATCTCGTACACGTGGATCTCGCCGTCCCGGTCGTAGTAACCGGCGAGGAAATCGCCGACTCGGACCGCTGCGGAGTTGGGGTAAGTGGTTCTTGGCTTGGTCACGGCCGCACCTCCGATAGCCACGCCCCGAACGCCTGGCGGTCGGCGCTCGAGAGCGAATCGTGCCGCGCCCTGCCGTTCAGTTTCCGCCACTCCTCCACGCGGCTGCCGATCCAAACGAGGTAACCGGCCATCCGTCCGCCGGGATAGGCGGCGCGGTCGGCCTGGAGCATCTCCTCTGGTGAGCGCCCGTGGGCGCGGGCGTACGCGAGGTAGTACGGTTGGAACTGCTGGCCGCTCATCGCACCACCTGCACGGTGACAGCCAGGAGCAGGTCGAGCACCGCGAGCACGAGGGCGGCGGTACAGATGAGGGTCAGTTTCTGGTCGGTTTGTTTCTCGGTGTTCATGCTCCTCCCTCCTACCTCGTCGGCCACAACACGAGCGCGGGGACGCCATCTTCCTTCACGTCGTCCTCGGTGAACCCGGCCTCGATTTCGACCGAGGTAAGCTCCTCGATGCCGACCCAACCGGAGCCCGGAGTTTCTGCCTCGTAAGCAGCGTCGGAAACGTCGGCGAGCGGAGAGAAGCCGTTTCCCTCAGGGTCTCGGGACAGGACGACGAGGCGGTCCCCGTCGAACTCCTCCAGGTGTGCGATGAGCTCTTTGACTTTCATATTCCTCTGAGATGCTGCGGCTTCACGATGCCGCTATAATCAATAATTGAACAATGCCACGCCCCGAAAGCCGCGTCAACAGCTTTGCGGATGTGCGCTCACTTCATCGGCAGCTTCCGCATCGCCGCGAACAACACCGCTCTCGATACCCACGCGCTCGCAGAGATGCCCTCCTCGGCGGCGAGCTCGTGGAGCATGTCCCGCGTCTGTTTAGTGAGCGCCAGGTTGACGCCGATTTTCTTCCCCCCGACCGCCTTCGGGCCGGGTTTGCGTTTAACTTCTTTGGTCATGTGCCTCTGTCAAAAGTGGGGGCGGCCGGAGCCGCCCCCGTAGTCCGTTACGCGCTCAGCCGCTCAGCCTCGTCAGTGTCGCACCAACTCTCCCATGCCTGGTGACGCAACTGCTCAACGAGAGCCTCGACCCGTGCCGCCACGGCGTGGTCGGCGCACTCGACGTTGAGGTGGGTGGCTCCCGACGTGTTCCGGTTAACCCGAATGTCGATGTTCATTTGCGCCTTCCCGACGAGCGCCTTGATCTCCTGCGTGTAAAGTCGCTCGGTGTACGCCGCGAGTGCCTTCGCCGCCTTGTGGCTGTCCTTCCAGGTGTCGCCGAGGTTTCCGTCGTTGATAGTTTGGTAAACGCTGATCTTCATATTGTCTCTCCGGATGCGGGCGGCTCACGTGCCGCGTTAAACGATTGCTGATTAGTACAGGTTGTAGGCGCGCTCGATGTCGGCGGGGGAGGTGTCCTTCCACGGCTTCCCTTCCCACTGCGAGGCCAGGACGATCCCGTTGTTGTCGGTAATCACGAGCACCGTGCCGTGGTAGACGCGCGACTTGCTGGCCTTGCGCTTGGCGGCTGTCAGGCTTTCGGCCTGGACCGTCTGGCCTTCGCGGTACGAGTTGAGATTCTGAAGTTCTTTGATGATGTAAGTTTCCATGTTCCCCTGTTGCGATGCGGGCGGCTCAAGTTTCCGCCTCATGTTCAATACGATTATGATGCTACATATCGTCTCATTGTGTCAACAATAATTGTACATTTATTATAGCATGTAGAATCAGGGGTTTAGCCCGGTTCCGGGAGGGGGGAGCGGATGTGCGCTGGGGAAAATCCCCCGTATTTCGTGACCGGGAACGGGGGCACAACCCGGGTTCGTTCGTTTTGCATCCAGAGGACGACCAGACCCGGAGGTCCGGCCATTCTCGAAATCTGTTACGCTGGACTCGGCTAGCTATTCTCGGAGGGTCCGTGTCCGGCAAGCTCCTCGACTCCGCCACCGCCGCCAACCTGTTCAACCTGCACGCTCTGGCCGTCAGCGAGGGCCTCGCGCTGGACATCCACTTCGACCCGCTCCGGCCGACTGAGCTCGCGTGGATCGTGCAGCTCTGGGACCACGCCGAGCGTGAAGTCGTTTCGGCTAGAAGTCCGACACTGGCAATGGCTACGAGTCAGGTGCTCACAGCAGTAAGGTGCAAAGCGCTTGACTCTGGTAGCGAGTAGTATCCACTTTGTTCGAGCTAGTGACCACTCTGCTACCGACGTGGTAGTATCCGCGACATGCCGAGAGTAACTGTTGCTGATGTCGTGAAGCGAGACGTATTCGTGGGGGCTCGTGTCGGAAGTTGGACGCTGATCGAATATTTCAAGTCGGTCAACGGGCGGAGGGGAAGGTTTCTCTGTCGGTGTGATTGTGGAACTGAGAAAACAGTCGACAAGCTCGCGCTTTCGTGGGGTCTGTCTCAAAGCTGCGGGTGTCAGAAGCCTCGGCTTATCAGCGAGCGGATTTGCGGTCATGGGCACACTACCGAGCGACGACGGAGCCGCACCCACCGCGCGTGGTCCGGGATGAAGAACCGATGCTACAACGCGAACGACCGCACTTTCACTCGATACGGGGCAAGAGGCGTTTCGGTCTGCCAGGAGTGGCGAGAGTCGTTTGAGGCGTTTCTCCGCGACATGGGAGAGCATCCCGGCAAAGGGTACAGCCTGGATCGAATCGATTCGGCAGGGCATTACACCCCTGACAATTGCCGGTGGGCGACTGCTCGCGAGCAGTGCAACAACCGAAGAGTGACTCGGTTTTTGACCTACAAAGGGGAGACTATGCCGCTGGCAGACTGGGCAAGAAGACTCGGTTGCGACCATCGCACTCTGCATAAACGCATTGATCATGGCTGGTCAGTCGATGACGTCATCGGACGCCCCATTCGGCGACGAAGGCGGCGCACCACTTAATCGCCCGTCAGTGCGGCGCTCGACAAGGTGCGGGCCAAGGAATTCTCCCTGGATTAACTGCCGGGTTAGCTCTTCGATGCTCCGTCGGAGCACGTGGTACTGCACCTCGAACACCTCGAGCGCCGCGACGTAGGCGAGGACGGCCTCGCGGTCTTCGGGCTGGCAGCGGGAGAGGGCGGCGTCGGCGACGAGTTTCTTCTGCTTCAGTTCAGCGTCCATGCGCCTCCTGCTGCTCTCTCTTCATCTGCTCGCGAACCATGGTCAATAGCCGCTCCCCGTCCGCCGTGACCCACGCCCACCCGATGCCGCTTCCGTGCTCCAGCAGTCCCGCATGGTCTAGGACGTGAGCAGCGAGTTCGTGCGCGGTACTTCGATAAAACCCCTTGTCCCACTCGGAACCAGTCTTCTCGAATCGCTTGTCTCCACTGGCGGCCCACTCAAGGCACTCGTGGAGGAGATCCCTGACCTCACCGGAGCCGCAGCCGCAGATAGGGCACGCCAGGTTGTAGTAGTCCTGCCAATTGTCGATCGGATGCTGCTCGATCATTTCCCAGTCAACATTCATGTTCTTCCGTTACAAAATCAGTTTTGGAATTCTCGCGATCTAGACGAACCGCATCCAGCCACGCCCATCGTCGTAGTAGTTCCACCCGAGCACACGCAGTAAGGCCGCATCGTCTTCTGTCACAACCGACGGATCGTCCGGTCCTGCGTAGATCTCGTCATGCCTGGCAGCGATGTCGTGCGAATCGGGGTCACAATACTTCGCCAAAATCTGCAACCCTTCGATCACGTCACTTATTTTTGCCATCCCTCCCCCTCCTCGCCATCCACCAGCACAGCTCGCCATCTCGCAGGCGACGGCATCAAATTGTTTCGGACCAGAAACGCCCGCGCTCTCTCTCGCCGCGGGTCTTCCTTTGGCAGCCGCCTCGCCAGCATCACAACCAGCGCGACGAGGTTTCGAACTAGCAAATCTCTGGCCTCGCTCATTTGCCCTCCTCGCCATCCACCGGCACGGCGTGGACGCATTCGATGGTAGCCCCAACTGCCATGTCCCAATGCTCGCGCCGCTCTACCACTTGCACGGGCGTTCCATCCCCAGCTTTCACCAGCCACACCATCGGCGCGGCCTCTCGTACCTGCCGCTCCTTCAGGTACGCCCTCCCGAGATTCTCGTAGCCTTCCCTTAGCCCGTTTCGCTCGGTGGTCAGTTCGGCCACCTGATTCCTGAGCATGTTCTTCGTGTCTTCGTCGTGCTTTGACTGCGCCCGCCAGCGTCGTTCCGCTTCTTCCAGCTCCCCCTTCGCGGCGGTGAGCTGGTGCCGGAGCGACACGGCATCGTTAATCTCGTCGGTGCCGTACTCCTCGATGTGCTCCATCTGCGCTTTGAGCTCTTTCAGCTCCGCGTCCTTCGCGGCGAGCTGCTCTCGTACAGCGTCGTAGGCCACCAGCACTTCCTCCAGCCGCCTACAGGCGACGTGGAACTCAAGCCGCTGGTTGTACTCCGGCAGCCGACTCAGCGGCGCTTCCGGATCGATCTGGTTGTCTTTCTCGAACCACCTACTCTTGCTCATCACCAAACCCCCGTCACCGTCGTGGACGTGAACCCGCCGAAAACGATCGACTGCATGGGCTGCTCATCGAAGTCGAACCGGAAGCTCTTGAGGATCTCCATCGCGCGGGACTGGACGGCGATAGAGCTGGTGACCGCCTGCCTCTGAGCCGCGCACCCTTCGAGCGCGGTCTGCACCGACTGCAGGAACACGTTCGGGTGCTTCGGGTCCGAGTGAGTCAGCTTTGCGGCGAGGATGTCGGCCACGGCGTTCAGCCGCTTCTCGCTCTCCGCGAGGGCCTTGAGCCCCTCCTGGTTCTTCGCCCGCTCGTCTTCGAGCCGCCGTCGCAGCGCGGCGACGATGTCGAGCCGCTTGAGCTGTTCGGGGTGGGTCCGCTGGAGGAGTTCGAGGAAGAGCTGACGGAGGCCCTGGCACGCGGCGTTGATCTCGTTCGCCTCGGCGCTGCCGGGTGTCACGCCGAAGGTGTCGAAGAACACTCGCTTCTGGTCGTCGATCAGCGTCTCGTACGCCAGCTTAACCGGGAGAAAAGCGTCTTCCTCGCCACCCGCGTCGGGGTGGTGCTGCTTCGCGAGGTCGTAGTACGCCTTCTTGATCTGTTCCTTCGTCGCGGTGCGATCGACGCCGAGGGCGGCGTACGGATCAAATGCGGCCTCGGTTGCGATGCGGTCCTTCTTCGGTCTCACTGGCCCTCTTGGCGCTCCTTCACCCGCTGCTCCAGATAGGCTTCCGCAGCCGCCCGTGTCATGGGAGCAGTCGCGGTCCCTTTCTCGATCAGCTTCCGGATCACCTCCGCGTCGCCACCTTTCGACAGCGCGGAGTCGATCGCGTCCTTCAGCCCTTGCGGCAGCCCCGAGATCAACACCGAGTCGAGGAGTTGTTTGAGGTGGTGTTCCTGTCTATTTGCCATGTGCCTCCCAGTCGTACTCCCAGTCTGTCCCCGGTAACTCGTCGTCTTCGTCCCTGCCGTCTTTCCACACGAGCCCCTCGTCGAACACCTTGCGCCGGTGCTCCGTCAGCCACGCATCCACGGCGTCGTGCCTCATATCCCAGCCGCTCTCCGAGAACCTCGACACCACCTGCTCCGCGAACGCCTCCACCTCGTCCGGCTCATATCGGCCGATGAGCGCGGTACCAAACATCTCCTGTGCCAGTTCCCTTGCCCCCTCCGCCTTCTTCCACTCGTAGCGACCACGGCCGAGCGGCGTTCTGATGTCGCTCCCCTCGACCACCTCCACTACGGCCGGGCGGCCCTGCACGTCACGAATGCCAACGAAGCTCTTCGGAGCGGGCGGCAGCATCGGCTCTTCGGGCGGTGGCTGGTAGATACGGAGCATGGTGTGCTACTCGTGCCTCCTCCACTTGAGGCCGCCTTCGCGCCACACTTCGAGGATCTCTTCTTCGGTGAACGATCTCCAAACGCCGTCGAGGTCGGCGGCCAGCTTGCGCTTCGGGTCGAACACAACGTACTGGCTCGTGCCGATGACGATCGAGTCGCCCGGGACGATGTTCGGCATGGGCGGGGGATTGGGCAGACGACGAAGGAAGGTGTAGTCGCTGGTGGCATCCCGACCGATATAGACCTTGATGTAGTTATTCTCGCGACCGTAGCCGCGAGACACCTCGCAGTCTAGCTCTCCCAGAAGCACCTCTTCCCACCGCCCCTCTCGCCCCGGAATCTCAAAGCCCTTCTTCTCGCTCATACACCTCCGTCAGTGGGCCAGGATCCGCATTCCCGCGAACCAGCCCTTTACCTCGTTTGCACTCAGCTCCCACCGGTCCTCCGGCAGGGCCGCGATAATCTCCCTCGCCACCTTCTCACAGTTGGTGACCGACACCCGCTCACCGCCGAGGGCGTACAGCATCAGGTCTTCCGCGAGGTGACGGCGGCCGTACCACTCGCCCCGGTCGCCCCAGTCGTACTCGGCGTCGTCGACAATGTGCTGTTCACCGTCCGGGGACAGCATCACCAGCATCGTGCCGTCCGGCGTCCGCACGCCCCGGAACCGCGTCAGGTCCGGCTGGATCATCACTCGCGTCTCCATCGCAACCTCCTTCAGAACGGGATGTCATTCCGCTTCACCGCGTCCAGTATCTGCGAAGCCTCCAGCCGCCACGGTTCACCTGCCGGGAGCCGCTGGATGAGTTCTTCGTCGACTCCAGCCACCCACGCCGGGTTCGGCTGCACGCCGAGGAGCTCCTCAACCAGGTCGAACGCAAGCACGCCCGGCCAGTTGTTGCCGTGTCCCCACTGGTACTCGGCGAAGGGCAGCGTCACGGCCTCAAAGTCAGGCGGCGAGTGCTTCGTCACCATTGGGCCGTCTGGCGTGACTCTCCCCTGAAAGTACGTGCCAAGCATTGTCAGCCTTCGCCCAAGGCACGTCGCACGGCATCTTCAAACTGACCCGTCTCCCGGCCGATGATCCGCAGGATCGCCTGCGTCGCCTCCTCGGGCGATGTCAGTCGCGTGCGGGCGGCGTTGATGACGGATTTCACCTCATCTTCCAGACTGACGCCTCTCGGCGGAAGTTCAAGGAAAGCTCTGAGATTTAACCCGGATTCCGCGAGGTTTAACGGGAGGTGGGGTTTGCCGTTGCTGAGTCTGCTCATGCTCACCACCCGAACCGCACGAGTCGACACGAGAACGGCTGGCGGGCTGCGTTCCAACCGTAGATGGTCCGGCCGACGCACGCCGCGCCGCCCATCCAGCGGGCGAGGAAAGGCGTGTTGCGGGTGCAGACCGCACGGGCCGTGAAGCTTGGCGCGTAGATCGTCGCCAGGCCGGGACCGTTGTAAATCCGGAGGATCTCTCCAGTGCGGACGAACCGGCACTGCGCCTCGGCGGTCGCGGTGGTGAAGAGTGCCACGAGGGCGAAGAGGAGGCGCTTCATTTGTCACCTCCCGGCATAATGGCCTCGGCGAGGAGCTTCGAGTGAAAGTGATCCAAGACCACCGCCAGCGTCTGAGCCGCGATCACGTCGACGGCCGCCGTCGCGAAGAGCTTCCAGTCCTTGGCCTCGGCGGCCTCGTCGAAGCAGGCGAGAATGTACTCTCTCGCGTACGCCACGTCTTTCAGCCGGGCTCGTAGGTCGGTCGCGAAGTTCACCGCGTGGGTGGGCGGGATTGAGGTGCTGTGTTTCTCTGCCATGGTCCTCCGTAAATCGTGGCGGCACTGAAGCCGCTTCACCCGGCGCCGCCGCTTCCAGCTCGGCGTCACTATCGTTGCCCGGGCGTGCTCCCGACGGGAGCCGGCCGTCACAGTTCGAGAGTGGCACGTATCACAAAGCCGCGTCAACGTCTTTGCGGACAGTAGCTGATCTTTTTCGCCCGGTGCCCTCTCCGCCGGTACGCCTCGACGTAGCCGAACAGCCACCAGCCGTTGACCAGCGTGCCCTTCACGCCCGCGAACGAGAGCCATGCCTCGCCCTCCGTGTTCCCCGCCGCTCTGATCTCTTCCTGCTCGTCTACAATCACCCAACAGCTCATATCTCCGGCCTCCTCTGCCACCACGCGCCCACAACGAACCCGATACAGAACCCCACCCACAGCATCATAAAAGCACCTTCTTTGCTGCTCTCAGCAGTGCCCGCAGCATCTCCGGGGAGATGTCGACTTCCAGCTCTGACAAGATCGCCAGGGCGAAGTCCCTTTCCTCTTGGGAAGCAGGGGGATGGGTCCTCGCGGTGACAGGGATATCGATCGGCTTGTCCTGCTCCCGTTCCTCCGCCACCCGTTTCCGCACCCGCTCCTCGGCCGCCCAGTTGGCGACGGTCTGGTTCGACAGCCCCATGGAGCTCGCCACGTCCCGTACGCTCTCCCCGGCCAGTACCCGGGCAACCGCCTCACGCTTCACCTCGGCCCCGTACTTCACTCCCCTCTTGGCATCTCCCCTCCATCGAGCGTCCGGCCTTATGCCTCCGACTGCCCTGCACAATCGCTATGATGTTGACGCATCTTTCCCCCTCGTGTCACCATGCCTTCATGCCTTACAACGAGATCAAGCGGCCCAAGTCTGCGGCCGCGATCAAGAAACTGTTTCAGAAGATCGCCGAGAAAACCGGAGTCCGGCCGGAAGTGGCCCTGTCCCTGAAGCTCGACATCGGGCCGTTCGCCCCGCGCATGTGGCTGGACCGGGGGATCCCAGAAGGGTACTGGCCCACAGTGGCAGCGTTAGCTGGTGTGCCGGTCGAGGAGGTGGCGGCGGCACACCAGTGGATCGCTCGGAAGTCGAAGTTCCATCGCTTTCCTGACGGGGTCTGATCTCCCTGAGCCTTCTCCGGATCGCCCCCAGGTCCCACCCCAGCGCCTCCGCCACTTCCACCGCCTTGAACGGCGATGGGGTCAGCTCGTCCTTCTCGAACAGGTACCGCTCGGCGCTCTTCTGGTGGTGCGGCTCGACGTTCAGCGGCCGTCCCGCCCCGCTGCCAGCCATGAAGTCCGCCCGGCCGACGTAGTCGCTCACCGCCCTTGAAAAAACCGCCGCCAAGAGCTGCTCCTCCGGGCTCCGCTGGTGGGTCACAATCTCTGCGTTCTCGTAGTTGTGTTGTCTCATAGGTTCACACCCCGTATTTCTCCCACAGTTCGTCTGCTTCCACTTCCTCTCGTGTCTCCTGGAACTCGAGCACTTTCACGACCCGCCACCACTGCCCGTCACGCTGGATCGCGATCCGCTTCGGCACCCGGAGCTCCTGTTCAGCCCTGCTGATCGCCTCGTCCACCGTCTGGGGGACCGGTTCCTCGTGGTGCTCCACACGGTCGAGCCACCAGCGGACGGCCTTCTCTCGGGCGAACCCAGTGTGTTCGAAGCACACCCACTCCGGGACCGTCTCGATGGGCACCTCGGCCAATGCGGACAGTACGTAGTCGACCCGCATCGTCGGGTGCGGCTTATCGGCCTTGTCCCACCGGCGGAACTTCACCCCGACCACGTCCACCTCCTTTGTTGGGCTCGGCTGGCCGGACAGGATCGGGGCGTCTGACGCCTCGGCCTCGTGGTTCAGCCGCACCGGCTCCGGAAAAGGCATCCCGCAGTCCGGGCACTCCCGTGCCGTGATGGCGGTGAGGCTGCGGCAGCCGGGGCACTCCTTGACGAGCGCGGCCTCGACGGTGCCCTCCTTCTTGCCGGTGATCGGGTTGCGGCGGTAGGTGATGCGGACGGTGTCGAGCGGGCCGTGCTCCAGGGCATTGCCGCCGAAGTCGAGGATCAGGCAGTCCTTCTTGCCGTCTGCCAGCCGGCTTCCCCGGCCGCACATCTGCACCCACAAGGCGGTGCTCTTGGTGGCCCGCAAGACGGCGATCAGGTCGATGCCCGGAAAGTCGAACCCGGTGGTGAGTACGTCGCAGTTGACCAGCGCCCGGAGCTTCCCCGCCTTGAAGTCGGAAAGGCGCCCCTCTCGCTCGAGCGGGAGCGTTTCCCCGGTTAGAACAGCAGCGGGCACCCCGACCCGCTCGAGAACCTCGTGAATACGGTGCGCGTGAGCGACGCCCGAGGCGAACACCAACCAGCTCTTTCGGTCGGCCCCGTAGCGGACTACTTCTTCGACTGCGGCTTCCACCAGGTCCAGACGGTTGAACGCCTTCTCCATGGCGTCGGTCACGTACTCACCGCCGCGGAGGGCGATCGTCCCCACGTCCGGGCGTGCCACGCAGCTCTTGGACACGAGCGGAGCCAGGTACCCCTGGCGAATGAGGTCGGAGATGTTGGCGTCGTACGCCACATCGGTGAAGAGCGGGTCGTCGCCCTGGGTGATGAGGCCGGAGCCGAGGCGGTACGGCGTGGCGGTCAAGCCCGCGAACCGGACGGCCGGGTTCTGCGCCCGAAGCCCGTCAATCAGGGACCGGTACATGCCGACATCGGCCGTGGGCACCAAGTGGCACTCGTCGACGATGGCCAGGCTGAACGGGCCGAGGTCGGCGGCCCTGCGGAACACCGACTGGATCCCGGCGAAGACCACCTGCTGGTGTGCCTCACGCCTGCCGAGACCCGAGGAGTAGACGCCGGAGCCGATGAACGGGGCGATGGCCCTGAACTTATCGCAGTTCTGGCCGATCAGCTCTTGTCGGTGCTGCACGACCAGCACCCGCCGGTCGAGGCCTCGCGCCGCCACCTGGCGGGCGGCCTCGGCCACGCTGACGCTCTTCCCGGCTCCGGTCGGGAGAACGACGAGGGGCGCGCCCTCCGGGTTGGCTTTGAACCACGCCCAGAGGGCCGCCAGTGCTTCCTTTTGGTACGGCCGCAAGTCCATCAGAAGGGAACGGCGTCGTCGTCAAGTTGTGCTGCGGCAGGGGCATCGATCCGTCCAGCCACTGCCGCCGTCTCTTTCCACAGCACCGCCTTCAGCCGGTTCTGCTTCTCCCCGTTCAGCCCGTCCTCCACGCCGATGGACACCTTGAACGGGATGTTGTGGAGCTGGCTGGAGTCCTGGATCTGGCTGCGGCCGACCGCCTTGCAGATGGCGGAGAGCTGGCCGAGCCCAATCTGCTGCGCCTTCTCGCTCTTGTTCTGGATGTTCAGCTTCGGCCAGAACTGCCGCCCTTTGAAGGGGCCGTCCACCACCTGCATCGTCAGGTCGAGGTACTTTCCGTCCCCGGCCTTCGTCGGCTTGACCTCGCTCTTGGTGATGACGACCACGTACCGCCCGTCGGGGATGGGGTCGTTGCCGCTGTTGGGTTGGACCTCGTCCGAGTTGAAGTAGCCAAGATTTCCCATGTTCCTCCGTTCTTCTCAGTTACACACAAACAACTACTGCTTCTGCTCCAAACCGGTCCCCCACGCCTTTCCAATCTCCCGGGCCAGGGCCTTGAAGTCGAGCGGCAGCTCGTACGGGAGGCGGTAGCGGTTTTTGCCCACGTGAGACGGCCGCTCTTCGGTGAGCAGGATGCGCTCCCCGGTGCCGACCCCGCGCACCTGCTTCTGACCGAAGCCCAAGTCGCTGGCCGTGGTGAACACCTTCTGCGTGGCGAACAGCACGGCATCCGCCCACTCTTCGGAGATGCTGGCCGCCTTCTGGTGCAGGTCGAGCTCCCAGCGGTCGTATGGCTCGCAGTCGGGAGACTGGAACCGCTTCACGATGGTGTGGGCGGTGATGAGGACGGCCATGCCCTTCTTGGTGCGGAGGGCATCTAGGGCCGACAGCAGTCGCTCGATGTAGGAGATGGACAGGGTATAACCGCGGCCGTACTCGATGAAGATGCGCTCGCCGTGCTCCTTTTTGATGTCTTGATGGACGAGCTTCTCGGCCCAGTCGAGGCTGTCGATCACCACCGTCCGGTACTCGTGGTCCTCCTTGTACAGGACCGCGAGGTTCTTCATCAGATCCTCGAAGCTGGTGGCGACCGGAAACCGGGGCACGTCGATCACCCCGATGCCGTCCTCGGTCGGGACGAAGATGGGAGCCGTGGCCTTGGCGCAGAAGGAGCTTTTGCCCACTCCCCTCAAGCCGTACACGATGATGCGGGGCGGGTCCTGCCGAACCCCGGTGATGATGCTGCTCAGTCCTCCTGACATGGTCCTCCTGGTCTATACACGTTCAACAAAAACTATCCTTCTTCTCCAAACTCGAATCGGGCGGACGCAGCGGCCCGGTAGGGATACTGGAAAAATGCCAGCGACGGTTTGTGATTTGCCGGGCACGTCCTGTGTTCAAGATCGGAAAGTGGACCACCTCGATGTTTGCAGGGGAGAAGATCCGAAGACCCGTTCGGAGTGACACCGATGCGATAACACTCAGAACAAATTGCCCATGAGCATCGACTGAGAACGGCGTCGCTTCCTGTCTCGTCGACGCCCATACAGAGAATCGCCCAAGCAATCAGGCCCTCCCATTCACGTTGGAAATCAGTGTGGAAGATGGCGACCCATTTCCCGGTTGCTTGAGCAAGCTCACACGCCAACTTGATCTCTTTTCCTGACGGCAGAGATCCTTTCACTTCGACCCAGAGGTCCAGTTCGACCAACCAGAAATCAGGTAGGTACCGGCCGCTTGGAAGCTCGAATCCTTCCGGCTCGTATTCCCAGGAAAGACCAAGTTTCGACATGAAGACAGCGTGCCGAGCCTCTCGTCGCGACCTGAACCGCCGTCCCGCGTATTTCGTCTCGATTGCCTTGATGCTACCCATAACTTGCTGATTGACACGCAATGACGCGCATCATAATGTGCGTTACACATCGAGTCAATCGACTACTTAAAAATATGAGACACATCACAGTGCGCGACGTTATCGACCGGGCCGGCGGGTACGTCGAGCTCAGTTACCAATTGAACATCACGAACTTCGCCCTTCGCTCGTGGACGCAGCGGGGCATCCCGCGCCGGTATTGGAAGTTGCTGGCGAAGAAGACGGGGCTGACTCAAGAGCAGATCGAGAACGCCAGGTTGGCGGTCACCAAGAAGGCTAGCTGACGGCGGGGACCGCGTGTCGACATTCCTGGAACTGGCGGAGCGGCTCGTTCACGGGCAGCGGATCTCCATCCACCCGGTAATCCCGGGAGAGAAGTGCCCGGGCAAGTTTTCCGGCGGCCGCTGGTGGCCGCTGTCGGTCACCGAGTACAAGCGGCGGCTGCCGACGGACGAGGAGCTGCGGCAGTGGGGGACGTGGCCGGAGGCCGGGCTGGCTGTGCTTGCCTGCCCGCTGTCCGGGTTGGTCGCGGTCGACTTCGACCACCGGCCGGAGTTTCACGCGGCCCTGGCCGCGCTGCTCCCGCGGACGCCGGTCAAGAAGCGGGGCGAGAAGGGGCTGACGTGGTTCTACCGGCATTCAGGCGAGGAGAACAAGCAGTGGAAGGTAGGCGGAGAGGTCGTGGTGGAGGTGCTCGCCGACCACTCGTGCACGATCCCGCCGAGCGTGCACCCGACTGGGCTGCTGTACGAGTGGGAGGGTCCGGGGCTGGCCGACATCGACAAGGCGGATTTGCCCGTCCTGCCCGCCGACTTGTTCGAGCGGCTCGACCGGCTGTTCGAGGTGCTCGAGCCGAAGGGAAAGCCGACGCCACCCCCGATGTTCACCGCCCCAACGCACGCGCCCGACGACGACTTCAAGAAGGCCGAGCATGCACTTGATTGCGTCTCGTCGGACGATTACGAGACCTGGGTCAAGGTCGGCATGGCGATTCACTCGGCGTTCCCGGGTGCGGACGGGTTCTCCATCTGGGACCAGTGGAGCCAGCGGTCGCCGAAGTACCAGAAGAACCGTCCTGGCGAGATGCGTCGGAAGTGGTCCGGGTTCAGGCCCGGCGAGGTCACACTCGCCACCCTGTTCCACCTGGCGAAGGAGAACGGGTTCGTGCAGTCCCGACCCAAAGAAGCCCCTTCGCCGGTCGACGTGAGCGGGTTGCTCAATCAAGCCCCCGGGGTGCGCACGGGAGAGACGAAGAAGGAGGAGCCGAAGAGGGACGCCGCCCCGGAGCGGTCGTTCGCCCTGCCGGTCGAGCTGCTCACCTCGGCCCCGGGCGTCGTCGGTGAAGTCGCCCAGTGGCTCACCGCCAACAACTTCTACCACCAGCACGCCTACAGTTTGGCCGCCGCCCTGTCGTTCGTGGGTATGCTTAAGGGGCACCAGGTGTGCACCGAGGAGGACGCCCGGACCAACCTGCTGTGCATCGCCGTTGGCCCTTCGTCGTCGGGAAAGAGCGGCCCCCTGAAAGGGCTTCAGATGCTCGCCTCGGCCGTCGGGGTGGACGAGCGGATGGTGGGCGAGCCGGCGTCCGAGCAGGGTCTCTTCAAGGCCGTCGCCGACGCGAAGAACAAGGCGTTCCTCCCGTGGGATGAGATCGGGCTGGCGTTCAAGGCGATGTTCGCCCCGGGCGCCCAGAACCACCGGGCCGGGATCATCCGCCTCATCCTCAAGTTGTACAGCATGGCCGACACGGTCGTGCGGGGATCGCAGTACGCCAACCACGACGGGAAGATGGGGCGGATCGACCTAGTCCAGCCGTGCCTGTGCCTGTATGGGACGACGACGGCCGACGGCATTTACCATGCTTTCTCTTCTCAGGAGGCCATCAACGGGTTCGCCGCCCGGTTGCTCATCTTCGAGTCGCACGACTACGTAGCCGAGCGGCAGGGCGGCCGCAAGGTGCCGCCTTCGGAAGACCTGATCTACCGGCTCAGGAAGGTAGCCGGAGAGACGGACGTGAACGTGGGCGGTAACCTGGCTGGCGTCGACATCATCAGCCCTGTGACGGTCCCGTACAGCCAGCGGGCGTGGCCGCTGGTACAGGCTGCGTCCAAGCGGTTTGAGGCCCTGAAGAACGCCGCCATCCTGGCCAAGCGGCAGGCCGAAGAGGCCATCTGGGGGCGGGCGTACGAGCACGCCATCAAGGTGGCCCTGACCGTCGAGGACGGGCCGGAGATCACCGTGGCCAGCGTCAACTGGGCGGTTGCCCTAGTAGAGACCCTCTGTCGCAACATGATCGTTGCCGCCGGGGAGCGGATCGCGGACAATCAGACCCACGCCGAGCTGAACGTCGTTCTCCGCGTCATCAAGGACGCAAGCCCGAACTGGATCTCGACGAACGACCTGTACAAGCGGACCCGCAGCCTCGCCCGGTTCAAGCGCCAGGAGCACCTGAACCAGCTCATCGAGGAGGGGACCATCGAGGTGACCGAAGAGGACACCTCGGGCCGCAAGCGGAAGCTTTTCCGGTACGTCGGTTAAGGGTAAAACGCACCCTTAACAGCAGAACGACAAAGCGAGCGATTCCGCAGCCTTAACCCCCTTAACCTACATAACAGCATTAACAGCACCGGGGCACCCCTCCGGCGCTTCTCTTTTGTCAGGGGGTGCCCCCCTGCTGTTATGTAGGTTAAGTATATATTTATATGTATTATAGTATATAAAC